AACACTACCCTCACCGCTCTGATACCGCGAATCAAGACGGCGTCTTTGGGATTCATATACCGAGGGGTTCCACCTCAGTCTTCACCTGTCTGGTGGAGATGACGGGAGTCGAACCCGTGTCTTGTTCACGAACACTATAAATGACTACACGTTTAGTACAACGTTGTTTCTCAACGTTACGAAATATTAGGTTAGATATATGTGGGAAACCAACCTACAAACAACCTGGTCTCAGAATTATTTTAAACGAGCTCTGACCTGTCACCCGTATATTGGACTTCTGTTCCTAGGTTAACGTCCTAATCGACCCGATATGTTGTTCTCTACGATTACGCAGCAACAACGCTTTCTTCACGGATAAGACCGATAGCAGAAAGTTTTGCGAAAGTTTCGCCGTTTGTGTTTCAAATCAGTTTTTAAGGAGTTAATTCAGCTCCTACGTGCCATCTATAATATCACATGCCAATCAATGCCGTGACATCCCCATGATTTCAAATAACTTTTTCAAAGGTAAGAATAAATAGTTTCTAATCCAAACGAATTTTATATTTATATTAAAATCATTGTTTTGGCATCGAGTGAATTATTTCAAATATTAAGAAAATACGTAAGGGGACAAGCGGATAGGTATGATATTGAAAGGACCGAACCATCGATACATAGGGTTGTTGAAAATCCGGTAAAGGGGTTAACAAAAATTCAATTCGAGTTCAAAAACGACGAAGAACTACTCGAAGCTTTAGGTGTTTCTCAGGACGACGTTTTCTTTGTGAATCATGTTTACTCACCTCATTCAAATTGGGGATTCACAGATGAATCTCGTGTATTCGAAGACTTCGAACAAGGATATATTGTTTTTTATGAATTGAACGAAGAAAATTTGGAAACAATGAATTTTATTTTGAAAGTTTTGGATCCAAATTATGATTACTCGGATCTACCGGAAGAAAACACAAACAAAAGGGCAGCGGAGATTCTTTTGAAAGTTTATCCAAAACAGACTAATAGGATTTTAGATGATTATCATTCTGAGTTTGAACATGCGGCGACTCAAAAGGCGATGGAAATTATCGACGAAGAACTTACTGAAGAACTCAAAAAAAATGAATTCACAGTTGCAAGAAAGTGGGACACAGTGAGTATCAATGTAGGTGAATTGATAATGTTATACTTGAAAACGGGATTAGTGTGGTTGAGTTTCAAGGATCTATTTAAAGAGTTATACAAAGGAGAAGATCAAGGTTGGAATTGGTCCGAACAAAGTTATGAGTGGGGATATAACAGTGACTTCGACAAAGAATCCTTCAATCGAGATGTCGCTTGGCAACTTGATAAGATTAAAGACAACATTGAAGAAGATGAAAATCTTCCAAAATTTATAGAGTTTTATAACAGAATCACAAAAAAATTCAAACCAATGGTCATGTATGATTTACCCAAATTGAAGGGTGTCACTTTCATGATTAAAGATTTCGATAAAGATGAAATGAAAGTTGAGGTAATCCTACGTAAAGACCTAAAATCAATATCCAGAAAAGTCTCAGAAGAAAATTTTTATAAATTATTATACCAACCTGAATTATTTGCTGGTCCGTTTGGTGATGTGTAAAAGTTTACTTACTTTTGTAGTAAATTTTTATTAATGAATCAAGAATTAGAATTTCTAAAATCTGTTTTGAGTGTTCCAACCAAGACTTACCAAGAAGGTGAGATGGTAAAATATCTTATCAATTGGTGTAATAAAGAAGGTTTGGATTACGAAGTAGATCAAAATTACAACGTTTACGTCACAAAAAAAACAGGTGAAATAAATGAAGGATTTTACTATCCGTGTGTAGTTGCACACACAGATACTGTACATAACATAGACATCATCAATGTGGTTGAAGAACAACTACCAAACGCACAAGGAGAAATCAAACTCGCATTGAAGGCCTACAATGACCAAGGTCAACCAACAGGTATTGGTGGTGATGATAAAGCTGGCGTTTTTGCTTGTCTGACTTTATTGAAAGAACTTCCATTTCTGAAAGCAGCCTTCTTCGTTTCAGAGGAAACTGGTTGTCATGGATCACAGAAAGCCAACACAAAATTTTTTGAAAATGTGGGGTATGTTATTCAGTTTGATGCTCCCGAAAATTGGATGATTACCGAAAGATGTTTCGGACAAGTTCTGTTCGACAGAGACTCAGAATTCTTCGAAGTTTGTGATAAGGTATTATCTGAGGGGATGGTTATGGAAGACATGGATTATATGACTCACCCTTATACTGATGTTTGGGCGTTGAGGTCTAAATTTGATTTTTCTTGTATTAACTTTTCTATTGGGTACTACAACTACCACACCAAAAATGAATATGTAGTTGTTGAAGACGTTTACAATGGAATTAATATGGGTAGAAAAATGATTGAGAATTTAGGATATAAGTTACATTACAAACAGAACGTACCACAGAAATCTTTTAATAGATTATGGGATTAATAAAAAAGGGGGTTTTTCAACCCCCTTTTTTTTATTTACCCTTCTTCAGTTTTATTTCTTCACCATCTACAATCACTTTGTAAGATGTCCCTTCTTTCACATTTCCCTTCAAAACTTCTTCTGACACAAGATCTTCCACTTTGTCCTGAATTGCTCTCTTGAGTGGTCTTGCTCCGTAAAGTTCATCATACCCAACATTAGAAATATAATCTACGAGTGTTTGGTCATAAGAGATCTTATAGTTCATTTCATTCAAACGTGAGATCAACTTCTTGATTTCAATTTCACTGATTTTCTTGATGTCATCTTCTTTGAGTGCATTGAATGTAATGATGTCATCAACACGGTTCAAGAATTCGGGAGAGAAGAAATTTTTCATTTCTTTCATCAAGATTTCTTTTTTCTGTTCATCAGAACCATACTTGGACGAACCGAATCCGATACCCGTACCGAAGTCTTGTAGTTTTTTTACACCCAAGTTAGAAGTCATGATAATCAACGTATTTCTGAAGTTGATTTTTCTACCCAAACTATCGGTAACATGACCGTCATCCAATATTTGTAGTAAGACAGAGAATATATCTTTGTGAGCTTTCTCTACCTCATCGAATAGGATTACAGAATAAGGTTTGTTTTTAACTTGCTCTGTAAGTTGACCACCTTCATCGTAACCAACATAGCCTGGAGGAGCACCTACTAATTTGGAGATAGTATGTTTTTCTTGATATTCACTCATGTCCACTCTGATCAAAGAATCCTCAGTACCGAAAATTTCTTTTGCGAGTTGTTTTGCTAAGTGAGTTTTACCTACACCTGTTGATCCTAAGAAAATGAATGAACCGATTGGACGATTTGGATCTTTGATACCCAAACGATTTCTACGAATAGATTTTACAATCTTGAGAACCGCAGCATCTTGACCGATAACTCTATCCTTGAGGACTGAATCCAAATTAACAAGAGCCTTGGTGTCATCGATAGACATCTTGGATACCGGAATTTTGGTCATTGTAGAAACAACTTCATAAACCAAGTCCAAAGAGATTTCCTTCTTTGATTGAGACATTTCTTCTTCGAACTTTTTCTTTGCGTCTTCGAGTTTTACAATGATCTTCCTTTCTTTATCACGTAATTCTGCGGCTTGCTCGTAGTTCTGTTTCTTAACAACATCCATTTTGAGTTGTTTGATCTCAGAAGCCTTTTGTTTCAATTCTTCGATAGCTGCGGGAATTTTAGTTTCGAGTTGTGTACGAGCACCAACCTCGTCAAGGATATCGAAAGCTTTATCGGGAAACTCACGATCAGTAATATAACGATCGGCCAATTTCACACAAGCCTCCAAAACAGAATCAGAATAAGTTACCTTATGGTAAGCTTCATACTTGTCTTTGGAATTTTTGAGAATAAGGAGTGTTTCTTCCTTGGTTGCACCTTCAACCATAATTTTTTGGAAACGTCTCTCGAGTGCTCCATCTTTTTCAAAGTTGGTACGGTATTCATCAAGTGTAGTTGCACCAATACATTGAATCTCTCCACGAGATAATGCTGGTTTGAAGATGTTTGATGCATCCAATGAACCTGACGCATTTCCTGCTCCAACCATTGTGTGAATTTCATCGATGAACACAACCACATTTGGGTTAGCCTGTAATTCTTCGATGATCACTTTCAACCTTTCTTCGAACTGACCACGGTATTTTGTACCGGCAACAATTGAGTTGATATCGAGATTCACAATCCTTTTATCCATCAAATTTTTTGGACACTCACCGTTATAAATCTTCATAGCCAAACCCTCAACGATTGCGGTCTTACCACAACCAGGTTCTCCGATGATAATTGGATTGTTCTTTTTTCTTCTCGAAAGAATTTGAGCAATCCTCATGATTTCTTTATCTCGGCCGATAACGGGATCCAATTTACCTTGTTCGGCTAATTTGATAAGATCCCTACTGAAATTATCCAACACTGGTGTTGGGCTGTCAGAAGATTGTTTCTTCTTACTCATCATTTTGTCATCGTCATCAAGTAGATCATTCATATTTAATAATTTTTTTCAAAGGTGTATCAAAATTTGGACATAAACAATTATTTTGACAAATTGTCATGATATATTTTTTTTGTCTGTCATTTTGTCTAAAAGATTATTCTTAGACTATCAAATTGTCACCATAAATGAATCGGCACCAATATTGATAAACTACAGAATAAATAATAAATTTTAAAATCAAAAACAAATTATTATGATCTACGGTACAAACGATTTCAATGACATCTTTGAAAAGTTTTTCAACAGTCCTAACACTTATTACAAGACTTCGGTTGTAACAAAAAACAAAGAAGATGAAAACAACTACGAAGTAAACCAAACTAAAGATGGTGCATACCTTTTATTTGAAGCACCTGGTTTCAACAAAGAAAATTTGAAGGTTGAAATTGAAGATGGTGTAATGACCATTGACGGTAAGAGAAAATACAAAATGAACGGTGAGGAAATTTCTAAATCGATTCACAAACAATTCAAATTAGGAACTGATTACAATGCAGAACTAATTGAAGCAACGATCGAGGACGGACTCCTTACGGTTTTCATCCCTGGATTTAAGAAACAAGAAAAGAAGAAGATCTCACTTCTATAATAAATGCTCATTCAAGATCAGATCCCTCACCAAATGGTGGGGGATTTGTATTTATATTCATGGACAATTGGAAAAAATTTGTTGAAGATACTTTAGCCGCTCAAGAGATACTACAAAAATATCTTGAGTTGAGACTTATGTTCCAAGAGTTGGGATACACTGAGAAACAATTGGAAAGAATTAGTTCTGGTCCCGAAAGAATGTTTGAAATCAGAGCTGAAATAGCGATGCTTATGCGTGATCTCAAAAAACAACTGAAAGGTTTCGGTTTCGATATTCAAGATGAGGATCTCATGCTTTATTTACAGTCAAAAATGAATAAAATTGATTTATTAACACCTTTAAAAGATGGCAGTAAAGAAAGAGACGATTGAGGGATCCAAAATTATCAACGAGATTGAGTCCTCAAATATTAAAAAGACAACATACGACACGGAACTAAAATCACTTGTTTGTGAATTCAATAATGGATTAGTTTACGAATATAAAGATGTACCTCACGCCACGTACACCAAATTCAGAATGGCTGAGTCACAAGGGAAATTTTTCATGAGCGAGATTTCTAAGAAGTTCACATACAAAAAACTCTAACTCACTGAGTATTTATATCAGATGAGTAATTTCCAAAAAATATTAGATAGTTTCACCCTGAGGGATACTTTAAATCCGAAAATTTGGGATAATCCTGAAGATCCTGAAAAATCAAAAATGAAGCCCAAGGTTCGTAAAGCCTTGATGAAAATTGCAAACGAGTTTATTGACTACTTGGGTGAGGATGCGTTTGTTGAAGATATCACCCTAACAGGGTCACTTTCAAACTTCAATTGGTCCGAATATTCAGACTTTGATCTTCACGTAATTGTAGATCTAAAGAAGTTTGGAAAACAGGAAGATACCTACAAAGAATTATTCAATCTTAAAAAACAACTTTTCAACGAAAAACATGATATCAAAATATTCGGATATGATGTAGAATTATATGCTCAAGGTGAAGATGAAAAACATGAAAGTTCAGGAGTTTATTCATTGATGGAGGATGAGTGGATTAATAAACCACAAAAAATGAAGAACGAAATTGATAAGTCTGTTATCGAGGATAAAGTAAAAAACTGGAACGAAAAGATAGAAAATGCTTTGGAGTCTTTGGACAAAGGTGATCTTGAGAAAGGAAAGAAAAAAATAGAGGACTTGAAAGACAAGTTGAAAGAGTATAGAAAATCTGGACTTGAAAAAGAGGGAGAACTTTCATATGAGAATTTGACATTCAAATTCTTGAGAAGAAACGGTATGATTGAAAAATTATTCAACACGTACAACAACTACATCGATCAAGAACTTTCTATGGAACAATCAATCAAAGAAAGTATTATCAAGTTCCTTCAAGAAGCACCAATGAGTTCTCATTTGACAGGCGGTGCTAACATTACAATACCAAGGGATGGTGCACATGCAGGACAAAGTGGCTGGCACTCAAGTAATGCTTGGGATATCAAAGCATCTGTTGGAGATCCTGTTTTTGCTTTAGCCGGTGGTACAGTACAAACCTTCTCTGATTATGGTGCAGATGTTATAAAGAGGGGTGGTAAAAAATTATATGGTCAAAGTTTCACTGTTGATAGTGAAGGTGGTTTACCTGACATCTATTATACACACTTACAAGGTGCACAAGTTAGAAAAGGAGATAAAGTTCAGTGTGGTCAACTCTTGGGGTATGTCATGGATTTCCCTAATAGTTCCTATGATCACGTTCACATTGGTATTGAGTCAGGTCATAACATAAGAGAGTTTTTGAATGATGATGGATCTTTGAAATGTGCTAAAGGACAAAAATTAGGAAAGTACGCCAAGAAATTTAGTGAAGACGGTGAGATATCCGATCTTGTTGGAGATTCAAGATTTTTACAAGACATCATCAGAGTGGCTGAAGGAAATAAAACCTACAAATACGAGCCAGGTAAAATTACCTATGACAAGGACGTTGAGTTCATTCAAACCGCTTTACAGTTCTTAGGATTCTCATTACCAAAATGGGGTGTTGACGGTAAGTATGGTCCTGAGACAGAAAACGCAGCCAAAGAATTCCAAAAATCTATGCAGATCACAACTGATGGAAAAATGGATGGTTTTGATCTTAGATACTTAACCGCGATGTTGGTTATTAGAAAATTCTCAGATGATGATTTGAGTAAAATCAAAAAACAAAAAGAGGTTGATACTTCAAACATAACTGACAAGAACTTCTACGAAAGGATATTAAAGGAGTTAGGTGCTCCTGTCACATCAGAAAACCTTAAATTTTTATATGCGTGGAGACAAGCCGAGGGTAAGGGAGGAAGATATAACCCATTCAATACAACATGGAAACTACCTGGTTCAACAAATATGAATAAGGTCGGAGTACAACATTACAAATCATTGGAGGATGGTATGATTGCGACTCTTAAAACATTGAGAAATGGAAGGTACAGTTGTATTGTAGATGGTCTCAAAAACGACATTGGGGCATCCCAAATATCAAAATGTTCATCACTTAAAACTTGGGGAACTGGAGATTTGGTTGCTAAAGTGGTTAATAGTTACGAAAAGGGAGCGTCTCCGAGTATCAAAGACCTCGCATAAATTAAATTATTCTTAAGGAACGTATATTTATAAAGAAAAAATTAAATGGCTTTAGTAACATATCTCATTGGTTCATGTGCAGGGGGTCCAGCAATACTTGTTGATTTTGACAGCAGTAATTTACCTGCGGTCAACGGTAATTATTTCCTTAGATTCTCAGGTGCAACTGCCGAGGGTTGTTATGACATTATCGATAATGCAGAGCCAACTACAGGTGTAGACGTTGTTACGTACATGTCCGTTGATTACGGAGATTGTGCAACTTGTGAGGCAGTTGTAACACCAACTCCAACTCCAAGTACTACTGCAACACCAACACCATCAGTTACTAAAACACCAACGGTTACACCAACAAAAACGGCTACCGCAACCCCTACTCCAAGTATAACAGCATCACCAACGGTTACACCAACAAAAACGGCTACACCTACTCCAAGCGTGACTGCAGCGGTTACATCTACTCCAACAGTTACTCCAACAAACTCACCAACACCGAGCACAACCGCAGGTGCAACTCCAACTCCTTCAGTAACCACAACTAAAACGCCTACTCCTACGCAGTCAGGTACAGCAAGTGTAACACCAACACCTACGGGAACTGCAGCAGTTACACCTACACCAACTTCGAGTGTCACACCAACTGTAACACCGACAACAACACCAACACCTACACCATTCGGAGTATTCAGTGCTAATACGTACTATGAATTCACAAATGAAATGTTCGGATCTTACAGTGGGGGTACTTATGACCCAAGTGTAGGACAATTACCACGTCCAGCTAACCAAGCAATGATTGGAAGTGAAAGAGGCACAGTTTATGACATGAGTGCAATAAAGATCGGTGGATTCGATGGATTAAATAACTAAAAAAAAACTAAAAAAAATATCATGGCAGACATCAGACCATTAGGAAGTGAAAGATTAGAGGGTTTAGACAAAATCAAAAGAATCATGGAGATTGCAAAATACAAAGATGCATCTTCGAACCCTGTTAATGAAAACACTTCTTCAGAATACAACATTACTTTCGCCGACGGCAACAGTTTCGGTATTGTTAAAGAAAAACAAGGATATATCATTAAACAAATGTTGGAGGAAGGCCAATCAGATTATATTGAGCCAATGAAAAATAGAAAATATTTTTCAAGCTATTCTCAAGCATTAAAGAAACTGAATTTAATGATCAAAGAAAACAATTCTTTAGTTGGTAACGAAGAGGGTGTTTCTTTATTCGGAGAGCAGAAAAAATTTGTTCTTAAGGCTCCTCAAGCGGCTGCTGAACAATCTCCTGTGGCACCTGAAGAACCAGTTGCACCGACTCTACCGGAACCTGAATTACCTTCAACAGAGGAAATGCCAGCACCTGATGCTGAGGTTCCTGTTGATGATGTATCAGTAGATACTGAAATGGGGATGGAAATGGATTCTGAACCAACAGACAACGAACCTGTGTCATTTAAAGTTATTCAGAAGTTGACAGGTAAGTTAACTCAAAAGATCAGACAATTTGGTTCAGAGAATGAAATGTCTTCTGAGGATATCAAATACGTTATAAATATGGTTCTTTCTTCAGTTGATTTGACAAATCTTTCGACAGAGGACAAGGATGAAATTATGAACAAATTTGAATCTGATGAAGCAGATGCGGTTGTAGACGGTGGTGATGACAAAGATGGTACCGATATTACAGATGACACTGAGGTTGAAGATATACAAAACTTTATGGATGTTGAAAACGACGCTGATATGGTAGATGTGGGGGCACAACCTGAAGGATTTGGAAAAATCGAGGCAGAGGAACAGTGGCAAGCGGCTATCGCACCGGCAATTGAAAGAATGGCAATGTCATATGCGGCTAACAAAGCTGCTGATAAAGTTTCAGACATGTTTTCAAATGAAGAAGAAATTGAAGAAGAATCTGCAGTTGAGAAAAGTTTGTTAGATCATTTATTCTCAGAATCTAAAGTTGATAAAGTATTATCGAAATACTTTGAGGTTAAGGATTCTGAAAAGAGAATGATCCAAGAAAAAAGAACTGTGAAAAATATTCAATTGAAGAAAGTTATTGAAAAAGAAATGAATTCAGTAAAAAAACTATCTGAGTCAATTGAACAAGAATTAGCTGCTGAAAAATTTTTAGAAGAAAACTTTGGTTTTTCTTTGATTGGAAAAACAAACAAGAAAAACTTAGTGTTCGAAAAAAATAATAAACAAACTAAAATTTCACCTGAAGGATTGATTCTATGAGTTATCTAATCTATGTAAATGGACTTGGTCCAAATTTTAGAGGTGATAATTTGTATGAGTTTATTTTTTCGGATGAGAAAGATGTTTGGGGTGAAAATTGGGACAGTAAACCATCAAATGGTTACCCTCAACCACCCGATTTGAAATATGTAAAGAAAGTAGGAGTTCTGAAAAATACCGATATAAAATTGGATTTGATTCAGAACTCTGATTATTTTAGTATGATAGATGCGGTTGACGGAGTAATCGCATTAGCCTGGGAATCTGATGAGGTAGAAGATAGAATGGTGTTCAGGTTTGGCCAAAGTGAGGAGGAAATAACTGATATTCTATATTCTAAAGATTTAATTCTCAAAATAGAAAAAAAGGAATCTTATGAAAATTAATAAAAAAGCCTTGGATTTAGTTGAAGTAGGTTTAAGACCTGACACAGTTGCAAAAATGTCAGAGTCACAAATTAACACCTTACATTCAAAAATGATCTCTGAAATCACTATGGTTTCTAAAGCAGATACGAGCACTATTAACAAACTTAAAACTGAAAAGAAACCTTTCGAGGTTTACGAAAAAGAAATCAAAGAACAACCTGATACTGAAGTTAGCATGACTGACAAGACAGCAGGAGGTACGACACAAGATCCTGTACAAGTACAAGGACCTGATGGGACTGACGACGTAGGTAATGATCAAATCAATAAAGAGAAGGAGATTTCAGAAAGAGAAACTAATCCTTGGGCTATTTGTACAGCACAACTTGGTAAAGAGTTTGGTACAACAGAGAGAAGTGATTGGTCTAAAGGACAAATGAAAAAATATGAAAGATGTGTTAAGGACGTAAAGAAAACTGTGAAGGAAGGAAAAAATCCTGTATCTTTGTTTATTGAAAACAAGATTATGGAATTAGTATCTAAACATATCCCACCAAAAATGACTAAGGGAGAATTGATGAAACACTTAGTTGAAGACGGACCAGCGGTAGCCCCATCAAAACCAAAAACATCTCCAACAACAAAACCAGGAAAACCTGGTACTAAACCTCAGAAGCCCGGCCATCCTTTAAGGAATCCAAATCCAGGTGAAAAACCCGCACCTAAAGCTGGCCACGAAAAGGCGAAGAAAGAGGTTATAGACTTAATTATCAACTTATTAGACAAGTAATCATGGCAAAGAAACTGAAAGAACAATTAGATTATGGTAATAGACCGGAAAGAATGGATCCTAATTTGGAGAGAAAGTTAGCAGATCCACAGGGTCTTTATGGACAGAATCCTGCTATGAGAAAAGGACCCCAAGATGTTGAAAGATTGGTTAGCTCAAGATTCAAAAAAGTTGCCGACAAGTTAAGGTCTGTACCCGGAATGAGAGATCTCAGTCCAAGAGTGGTACAAGCTTTCTATATGCAAATGATGAATAGCCTACCAACAATAATGAGAATTGAGGGTGCGCACAAAGATGAATTGATTGAGTTAGCTAAAAAAGCTTCACTCGAAGAAACAGAAGTTCCTGATGGTTGGGTTAATATAATTGCAGAATTAGGTATGCCAATTGATGTCTCTAATTTCAGATACGAACCTGAAGATGAAGAGGAGGAAGAAGATGAGGAGGAAAAAGAAGAAAAATTGCAATTCCAATCATTTGATGTTGAGGATCTAACAGACGCTGAACAGCTCGAGTTAGAAAAACACAAAAGAAACATCATCAACGCTATCATCCAAGGTGCTGCTAAGAAGGGACATTACATATTTCAAAAACCCTCTGTAAAGAGAGCATTAGACCGCATTGATCCACAATTATTTCCATTGTACTTGGCTATAATGGCAGTTAATGACTACATGTACTTCACTCAAGAACAAATGATTGAAATGATGAGTACAACAGGTCAAGGTGTTGCTGGAAAAGTTGAGTTGGATCCCGAAGGAGAAGAGGGAGATGAGGGTGGAGAAGAAGGTGAGTCTGAAATTGATACTGTAATCAAAGCTCAAGGTCTTATCTTCCCAATTTTATGCCATGAGATCATAAAAGGTATTGAAGAGTCCAAAGGAAGACATGGTTTACCGAAGGAACCCGGAATGCGTCAAAAAGTTCAACAACAAGTTGATACTTTGGCAAACGAACCAATGCAATTGAGAATCGGACCAGAAATTGTAGAAAAAATCCGTTTTTCACTTCCTGATGAAATGTTTGATGAATCCAATAAAGGATTAATAAACTGGTTCCACATCTTGTTATACCAAATTGATGCAAAAGAATTCTTGGAAATCATAGGAGACGCTATCTCAGATGATAAATCTAAAAACAAGAAAGCTACTGCGAGATTCGAGGAGATCATGAAAGAAGCTCAGAACATGAAGTCAGAATTCGAAAATTACAAAGAAGAAAATGACATCGATTCTGAAGATGAAGGAGACGACGATGAAGGTCTCGACGATTTCTTAGGAAGTTTGGGTATATCAAGACCCAAATAATTTTCTGTGACCAGAGAACAATTAATTATCGAAGTTACGAAGTGTATGAAAAACACTCCGTACGCGATGAGAACTTATTTGCAGACTTTTGACAATACCGTCAAAAGATATGTACCATTGGATCTATTCCCTGACCAAGTAACCTTAGTTGAGGATTATGATAATTACAACGAAAACATTGCACTGAAATATAGACAGGCGGGTGTATCAACAGTAACCGCTGCATGGTCTTCGAAAAGGTTAGTTTTTGCAAAGAAGAACAATCCAGAAAAAATACTGATCATTGCAAACAAATTGGATACCGCTGTAGAATTTGCTAATAAGGTTAGAGGATTTACAGAACAATGGCCTGCTTGGGTTGGGGTTGGCTTTTCACAAGAAAAAAATTCACAAAGACATTTCAAACTCACAAATAATTGTGAAGTTAAGGCGGTTGCAACTTCCAAAGATGCCTTACGTGGTTATACACCTACAATCCTAATATTCGATGAAGCAGCATATATTGAGGCAGATGACGACTTTTGGGCAGCCTGTATGGCTTCCCTGTCTACGGGAGGTAAAGTGATTGTAATTTCTACCCCAAATGGTTACGATCCAATTTACTATGAAATCTATGAACAGGCATTGAGAAACATGAATACGTTCAAAGTTTCTGAAATGTTTTGGTACAAGGATCCGAGATACAACAAAGATCTTTACATGGTAAAATGTGATGATCTGACTGATTATCTTTTAAACCGCGAAAATTACAAGAACACTGAAGTTATAGACCTAACGGTAGAAAATGCCTACGAAAGAGATTATGATGTTGTAAAAAATTACATCTCACAAGGATTCAAACCATGTTCATCTTGGTTCGAAGGTATGGTAAAAAAACTGAAGTATGACAAAAGAAAAGTTGCTCAGGAACTTGAGTGTAACTTTTTGGGGTCAGGTGATAATGTATTCGAATCAACTCTCCTTACTAAAATAAAAGATAATGATATAAAAGATCCTGATGGAAAAATGATGGCAGGTAACTTGTGGATTTGGAAAGATCCTGTTATGAGTCATAGATACATCATGGGTGTGGACGTTTCGAGGGGTGATTCGGAGGATTTTTCTTGTATCCAAATTATCGATTTTGATGAGAGAGAACAAGTTTTTGAATATGTGGCTAAAACACCGCCAGACGTTTTAGCGGAAGTTGCCTACAAGTGGGGTAAGATGTATAATGCAATGATTGTCACAGATCTGACTGGAGGTATGGGAGTCGCAACGGCGAGAAAATTGCAAGAGTTAGGTTATAAGAATTTATATGTTGAAGGACTGACAGAAAGAAACAAATATAAATGGGATCCGAAAAGAGACGAAAAAATACCAGGGATTAACTTCAATGCTAAAAGGGTTCAAATTATTGCATCTTTGGAAGAATCTTTGAGACACGGTTTCAAAGTTAGATCTCAAAGACTTTTGAATGAAATGGGTAAATTCATTTATGTGAATGGTAGACCAGATCACCAAAAAGGTCACCATGACGATACAATTATGTCAATTGCTATGGCAATTTACGTTGGAGATACTGCATTCCAAAACTTACAGAAGGTTGTTCAACAAACTAAAGTTATGATTGATTCGTGGCACACAGAACGTAGTGAGAACAAAATGAGATCTGATTTTTTCAATCCTACAATACCCGTAGCAGGAAATCACAATCCAAGATTTATCAACGAAGCATCCAAAGAGGACTACAGGAAATATGGATGGTTATTTGGGGGTCGATAAGTATTTATATTATCAACGTAACACGTAAAATTGTAAAATGGATAATAAGAATCTAACGGTATGGCAACGACTTTCTGCGGCATTTGGACCTAACGCGCTCCTTAATCAGGATTATCCTACTTTTCATTTCGACAAAGAGGTTCTTTTAAAAACTCAAGACAAAGCCCAATACGAAAAAGAAAAACTTCAAGCCCAACAAACCTTTTACTTATCTAATCAATGGGCAAAAGTTGAAAACAATTTGTATTCTCAAGCAGTATATTATGAACCAACAAGATTGGCTTCAGTATACGACTATGAATCAATGGAGTATACTCCTGAAATATCTGCGGCGTTAGATATCTACGCTGAGGAATCAACAACTACTAACGAAGACGGGTTCATTCTACAAATTTATTCTGAATCAAAAAGAATCAAGGGTGTATTAGCAGATCTTTTCAATAACACATTGGATATCAATACAAACTTACCAATGTGGACAAGAAACACGTGTAAATATGGTGACAATTTTGTATATCTGAAATTGGATCCTGAAAAAGGAGTTGTTGGTGTACAACAATTACCAAATATAGAAATCGAAAGAGTTGAAGCAGGAATGCACGAAAAAAGAGCACAATCTTTGGAAGACCCTACAGCTCAAAGAGCCCTTCACTTCAAGTGGAAAAACAAAAACATGGAGTTCCAATCTTGGGAGATTGCACATTTCAGACTACTGGGTGACGACAGAAAACTTCCATATGGTACCTCGATGTTAGAAAAAGCAAGACGTATTTGGAAACAATTATTGTTATCTGAAGACGCAATGTTAATTTATCGTACTTCAAGAGCACCTGAAAGAAGAATATTCAAAGTGTTCGTTGGAAATATGAATGACGAGGATGTTGAAGCATACGTTCAACGTGTAGCAAATAAGTTCAAAAGAGATCAGGTGTTGGATCAAAAGACGGGTAACGTGGACATGAGGTTCAACCAAATGGCTGTTGATCAGGACTACTTTGTTCCCGTGAGAGACCCTGCAGCTCCTTCTCCAATTGATACATTACCAGGTGCACAAAACTTAGCTGAGATTGCCGATATTGAATATATTCAGAAGAAATTACTAACTGCATTACGTGTTCCAAAAGCATTCTTGGGATTTGAAGAAGTGGTAGGAGACGGAAAAAATTTGTCATTACAAGATATTCGTTTTGCCCGTACTATTAATAGAATCCAAAAAAGTATGTTGCAAGAATTGAACAAAATTGCAATTATACATTTGTTTCTCAACGGATTTGAAGAAGAAATTGCAAACTTCACTTTAGGTCTTACAAACCCATCTACTCAAGCTGACCTTTTAAAGATTGATGTATGGAAAGAGAAAGTTTTACTTTACAAAGATGCAGTTGCGGATCCAGGTAATGGTATTCAACCTGTATCATCTACATGGGCTAAAAAACATATTCTCGGAATGTCTGATGAGGAAATCAAATTGGATTTACAACAACAAAGAATAGAAAAAGCGGTAGGTGAAGAATTGAAGAATACTCCAGCCGTAATCCAAAAAACAGGTATATTTGACAATATTGACAAACTATATGGTTCTACAACAGGATCTACAGCAACTGCAGGAGCAACACCTAGTGGAGAAGTTTCTGAACCTGCTTTAGGGGCCTTACCTGCTGAAACAGGTGGAGCTTTACCGGGTGAAGAGGTGGCCGCTCCTGAGGCAGCACCTGAGGGAGAAGCTGCGGGTGGAACAGTACCAGAATCACGTTTCGACAACATGAATATTTTGCTAGACTCAGATATGATTAAGGGTAGAACAATCTTAGATTTGAGCCATGGTCAACAATATTTAGGAGAAATTGAAAAAGAGTTAGACAACTTACTAAACTCCTAATATTTATAAAAAAATATTGTTCCATGACCTTCGGAGAAGTAAAATCCATAATTGAAGAAAGCTTGATAGAATCTTATAAAGATTCCAAAAATTTCAAAAGTGTGATGAAAGAGTTTCACACAAATATCTTGACTAACAAGTCATTGTCTAAATTGTATTCCCTATACGATGATTTGAATTCAGAAAAATCTTTGTCCGAAAAAGAAGCTAAGGAGTACTTGGAAGAAGGTATCTCTCTTATTAGATCTGTATTGGAAAATGCTAAGTTGCCAAAATTCACATCTAAAAAGATTGAAAACAAATACAAAGATTTGGATACATTAGTTTACACCAAAAATTTGAATATATCAGAGAGAGTTTCTGCTAAAAACAATCTTATTTCCAATTTAACTAAATCTCCTAACTCATTGAAAGAATCGATTAACCTACCTTTGACATCGATGGTTTCAGTTGCAAATCAAACCCTGAAGAATTACATTGAGACTATGGATGAGTCAACAAAAAAAGATTTCTTCAAAGTAATCAAATCTGATCAGAATGATTTGGAAAAAGAGTTTGGTACAATCAAAGAAAGTGCAATTAATAAATTGCAAACTATTTTGGAAGGTGAAAACGAGTTTGAGTTGAAAACCAAAATATCTGAAACGATTGATAGATTGAAAAACGAAGAGTTCAATCAAATGAATTTTGTAAGAATCAGCTCGTTAGAAAAATCTATTTAATTTCCTATCTTCTGTTGTGTATAAATAGCTTTAAGCTTTTGAGTCCTTTTTTTGACTGAAGGTTTAACATACTCTTTTCTTTCGAAAAGTGTTTTTTGTTGCTTAGTCTTCATCACCTTAGATTTCAAGGTCTTAAGTGCTCTTTCAATGTTTTCGTTTTTTCCGATTTCAATAATTAACATAATAACATATATTTCGAAAAGTCAATTTTGACAATTATATTCCTTTTTCATAATATTTTAAAAACAAATAAACTATTGTATATGAAACAAAATGAAGAAAGGAAAAACCTCAAAAATAAATAACTTCGAATCTCTCAAAGTAAATTATGGAACAGTAGATTCCAAAAATTTAAAATCAATTTACATTAACATACAATCATGGGTAAACCCTAAAATTATCTCCGAGAACTGGAATAGAATTGTATGTAATTTTAGTCGTGAAATCAAACACACCATTTATTATCAATTAGACAGACAAATATTCGAGGATAAGTCAATCGTTGATTTGGATCTCAGAACGTCAGGTATAGTCTTTGGAAAGAAATCCTTTTTGAACTTGGAAATTAATCTTTTCACATCCCAAGAATTAGACTTTAAATCAAATGTAGTACGAGACTCAATTAAAAAATTAGTTTCTGCAATCAACTCCGAAAATTTCAAGAAAAACAATTATTTTGATTTTACCCTCACTAAAAATGGAAATCCAACAAAATCAAAGTCAGAAGTATATTTATAGAAAAAGTTTTGATGAAACAATATAAAATACTTGGTCCACACGAAATAGGTAAAGGTATCCTTATCGAAGAAGATGCGGGATATCTTTCTCCACTTGATAAATTGAATGAATCAATTTTGAAAGAAGCTCAAGAAAGAGACTATAAGAAACCATTTGAATTTTTTGCAGTTTTACAAAAATTCAACACCCCTAATAGAAACGGAAGATTTTATCCTGAAAACATTCTTAAAAGAGAAGCGGAAAAATATAAAAAGACAATCCAAAAAGGTCTTTCCACATCTGAATTAAACCACCCCGAATCCTCTCTCATTGACCTTGATAGAGTATCTCATTTGATCACAGATATTTGGTGGGAAGGAAATGTTTTGATGGGTAAATTAAAATTATTGACATCGCCAGGATTTCATGAAAGCGGTATTGTCTCAACAAAGGGTGATATTGCAGCGAACCTAATGAGACAAGGAGTAACGATGGGAGTATCTTCAAGAGGAGTAGGATCCCTCAAGAAAATCGGTGAGAGAAATGAAGTACAAGATGATTTCGAGTTGATTTGTTTCGATTTGGTTTCTTCACCTTCAACACCAGGTGCATACCTTTTCCCAAATGCTGAGGACAGAATGAAATATGAGGAAAACTTGGAAGAAGAAAAAATCGTTGGGTTAAGTTCGGCTGGAAACAAGTCTATTGATTTAATGAAAAAACTTACCGATTATTTGGGAAGATAATTAAAAACTATGGACGAAAAATTTTTTGTAGCAAAAATTACTTATGATCTTCCTGATGAAAACACAGGTAAAATCAAAAAAATTAAAGAAGAAAAACTCGTTAAAGGATTTTCAGTAACTGATGTTGAAGCAAAAGTTACCAAACGATATGAGGGGTTCTCTAATGATTGGAGAATAACTTCTGTATCAGAAAGTAAGATTGACGAAGTAATTGATTAAAAGTGGTTTTATACCACTTTTTTTATTTTGAGGATATTTATAAAATAAAAAATTATGAATATCCTACTTAGTACTCCATCAGGTAATGGAAGATTGATACAGGGCGGAACCATCCAAGATGGGATTACACTTGCCAATTCATTAGGACTTACTGAATATAATGTTGCTGTTTACAATGCGGCCTCTGTTGTTGTTAATGATAACACAGGTGGTGGTTTCAACATTAACCTAAATGACGAAGGAACTACAGAGAGATTTCTAATTTTTGATACTACTTCATCTAACGTTTTGTCTTGGATCACGACAAACTACCCAACAGCTACGTTGGTTACATTCGGAAAAACTTCAATAATATTAGCTACAGCCTAAATTTTTTTCGATTTAGACACTATTTATAAGTTAAAATAATAACAATTTATTATGCAAGAAAATAAATCAATTGTTGAAGAGGCGTTGATTCAAATGAAAAATGTTGAACAAGCAATCGCCGAAAATGCAAAAGGAATACTTCGTTCTACAATGAAAGAAGAAATCGGACAACTGGTAAAAGAATCTCTCTCAGAACAAGATGATGAGGAAGAGGTTGACTTAGATTCAGAAATAGATACAGACGTAGAAGTTTCACCTGAAGAAGATGAAATGGAAATGGATGTTGATAACGAAGAAGGCATGGATATGGACATTGATATGGACATGGACATGGATTCTGAAAGTCCTATCGACTTAACAGGCGCATCGGACGAAGAAATTCTTAAAATTTTTAAAGCAATGGGCGAAGAAGATGGAATCATCGTGAAAAAAGACGGTGATGATATTCATATCACTGATAACAATCAGGATGCAGAATATCTTGTTAAGTTAGGAGAATCATTAGAAGAGGACATGGATATGGCATCTTTTGATGAAACTCTCGATGAAGAGGGTAATCCTATGGACATGGGATCTGACGAAACCTCAGACATGGACGACGAGAAAATCGACATGATCGTTAGCAAACTTTTTGACGGTGATCATTCTCTTGAAGAAGAGGAAGATGACGAAGAAGAAGAGGAAGATGACGAAGAAGAAGTTGACGAAATCGTTTATGAAATCAGTCTCGATGAAGATGATGATATCGAGGAAATGGAAGAGGGAGCTGAAGTTGATGAGTTGGACGAACAGGACGACATAGATCCTGAAATGGCTATGGAAATGGAAGAGGGCATGGACTCAGATATGGAAGACGAAATGCACGAAGACATGGAAGAAGACATGGATGGTTTAGAAGAATCTTACGATCACAAAAAGGTCGGAGTAAAAGAGGCTAAGATGACCGTAAAACCAGTAGGTAAGGGCATCGGAAAACCTAACTTCAAATATGATGGTGAAACTGAATACAAGTCACCTAAAAAAATGAAGCAAGGAACAAAAGGCGTTGGTATGGGTAAACCTAAGTTTGAGTACAAAGAAGGTGAAAATACTGATGGAAAGACTAAAGTTGTTAAAGCTAAGAAGAAAGTTGAAGCTAAAGAAGCGGCTCGTACTTACGGGTTTGGTTCTAAAGACGGATCTAGAGGTCTTAGAAAAGCAATAACAGACAACAGAAATCTAACATTTGAAGCACTTGAAATCGAAGTAAAACAACTAAGAGAAAAGAATGAAGAGTACAGAAAAGCACTTAACATTTTCAGATCTAAATTAAATGAAGTTGCAATCTTCAATTCAAATTTAGCATACGCTACAAGATTGTTCACAGAACACGCTACAACTAAAAAGGAAAAAATTAACATCCTTAGAAGATTTGATAGTGTTGAATCTTTGAAAGAATCTAAAAATCTATACAAAACTCTAAAAGATGAGTTGTCAAACACTGACAGTGCACCTTCTAAATCAATCAACGAATCTGTTGGAAAAATTGAAAAGGTTGTATCAACAGGATCAGCAACTAATCTGATAGAAAATAAGACTTACGAAGCACCTCAGTTCTTAAGAATTAAGGATTTGATGAGTAAGATCGGATAATAAAAAATTAAAAACAAAAACAAATAAAAATGGGAGCATTATTAGAATCAGGTCTCGTTGGTAACATTGGTCTTAAGCACCTTAAAGTTATCAAGGAAGATACTATCAACAAATGGGACAAATTAGGATTCTTAGAGGGTCTTAAAGGTCACGCAAAGGAAAACATTGCTCAGCTTTTCGAAAACCAAGCATCATATTTGATCAATGAGGCTGCAACAACTGACTCATCAGGTTCTTTCGAAACTGTAGTTTTCCCAATCGTTAGAAGAGTTTTCTCTAAACTTCTTGCTAATGATATCGTTTCAGTACAAGCTATGAACCTACCAATCGGTAAGTTGTTCTACTTCGTACCTCACATTCAGAGATATCAGTCTCCGAATGAATTATTACCACAAGATGGTGGTGATCACTACGCACCTTTTGGAGCACCTAACGGACCAGCTTCACAAAATGCGGGTTACAACCAAAATGACAAAGATCTTTACGATCTTTTCTATGAAGGTAACGAACCAGATTTGGATCCTCCAGGTCTATTCGACTATTCTAAAGGTACATTCTCTGCAATGACATACACAGCTTCAACGCAAGTATGGGATGCAGCAGGAAACGCACTTATCCAATCAGGATACGCAGCTGGTACTTATAGAAAAGTAATCATGGCACTTTCTGGTTTCCAAAGTGCAGGTCAAGGTCAATTGATCGGACCAGATGGTAACGAACAAGATACTGAAGCTTTCTTAGCTTCTTTACAAGTTCTTCCAATCACTAACGCAACTGCAAACGGATTCTCAGGTGTATCTTCACCTGTATTATTCAGAGTTGTAACACAGGTTTACGGTAAAGGTATTGTACAGTATGGCGGTCAGTCAAACACAACATTCCCTTCTACAGGTAATGGTGGTTCATACAACAACGTTTGTGATGCTAACGGTGTAATTTATCTTGAAGCTGATCTTCAAGTTCCTTGTGAAGTAACATCTTCTTCACTTGATGGTTATTCTGGATACACTACAACAGTGAACACAGATTACAACCAAGCATTCAAGTGTAAGTACAGAGTTTACAAAGAAATGGAATTCGAAGACAGATTGGGTGAGGTTTCTTTCGATCTACAGGCTGTAACAGTTTCTGTAACTGAAAGAAAACTAAGAGCTCAATGGTCACCTGAATTGGCTCAAGACGTTGCGGCATTCCACAACATCGATGCTGAAGCTGAATTAACTGCTTTGTTATCAGAGCAAGTTGCAGCTGAAATCGATAGAGAGATCCTAAGAGACCTTAGAAAAGGTGCGGCTTGGAACTTAAGATGGAACTACAACGGATGGAAGCAATTGGGTAACAATGCAGTACCTTATACACAAAAGGACTGGAACCAAACGCTTATCACAGCAATCAACCAAATTTCAGCTCAGATCCACAAATCAACTCTAAGAGGTGGTGCTAACTGGATCGTTGTATCTTCTGAAATCAGTGCAATTTTTGATGACTTGGAGTATTTCCACGTATCAAACGCGGCTCCTGAGCAGGATCAATACAACATGGGTATTGAAAGAGTTGGTACTCTTGCTGGTAGATACCAAGTTTATAGAGATCCTTACTTCCCACCAAACCAAGTGTTGTTGGGTCACAAAGGAACATCTTTACTTGACACAGGTTATATCTACGCACCATATGTACCTTTACAACTTACTCCAACAATGTATAACCCATTCAACTTCACACCTATCAAGGGTATCATGACTAGATACGCTAAGAAAATGGTTAACAACCGTTTCTATGGTAGAATCACAGTTGATGGAGTTAGAACATTCGATTTGAGAGAGTTGAGATAATATGGTCTAACCAAAATATAAAAGGGTCCTTCGGGACCCTTTTTTTTTATATCAGATATTTATAAACATGATCAAACAAAACTTCAATATAGATTCGGTTGAGATGTCGAGAATTTTACAGATGCACGAGAGTGCGACCAAAAATCATTATCTGATAAAGGAACAAAGACAGCCCGAGGTAATCACAAATACTGAGACTAAAATAAATAAATTCCCTACAACAAACTTGGGAAATAAGTTTGAATATGGGAAATATGACTCACCAACAGTGAAGACTGCAATAGAACAATTGAAGCCTCAAATTGAAAAATTTATACAAGATAGTGACTCGAGTAACTTTACAATCAACATATCAGCAGGAGAATCGAGGGTTACAAACCCGAAAGGTTTTGAGACTAAGGGAAGTTTGGCTTTGGCTAGAGCAAATAATGTAAAAAAATATTTCCAAGAATTGTTTCCCGATTTGATAAAGAAAGGGGTTTTGTTTATTAAATCACCGGAGTCCGTTGAAGAAGTCACAATCGGTAAGACTCCATATGGGGGTCCTGGTAGTGGAGATTTTAAAGATGAGGAAAAGAAGAAAAAATATAATCAAGAACAATTTGTAAATTTTGATATTGTCGGATCTGGTAGTAAAACAACAACTACAACAAAAACAAAAACATTCTGTAACGTTAAGCCATTACAGTCTGCGGGAGGATCACTTTCAGTAGATCAAGATTTTACTCAAGTAGTACCTTGGAATATCGGTAAAGGTGAAGGTAATCTATTTCTCTCGTTTGATACATTCTATATGCCCGATATAATTTATTTCGAATATAACGGAAAAACATATGGTGACACATTATTCAGAGGTAGTAGAACACCTGAATACAGAATATATGTTGGGACTGCACTATATGCAAAATATGGTCAAGCCGGATTACCTAAACAGATGGGACAAAATCAAATAACCAAATTAAATTTTAATGAAAATAGTTTGAAAGATGCGTTACCTGACATGAGAGCTTGGGGTTTGGAAGAATCTTTCAATAATACATTTGGTCCTGATTCTTCATTGAGTAATCCTGCGTATATGGATGCTTTTAGAAGATTCGACCAAAAGAGAGGGAATAACGGAGTTGATAGACTACTCAAAGATTTGGGACCTGATTTTCCTTGGGCAATTCTAAAATCAACGATTGGTGTTTCTTCTAGTGGAAAAATTGGGCCGATACCCAAAGTGGATGGGTTGGATACGATTAATATTATCAACGTCGCTCCTGTGGGCACCACTCAATGGAAATTGAATCTTAGTTGTGTTTAATGTGGGGTAATATTTTTGTATGTCCTCTGAGTTGAAGTGAATATATTTTTTAGTAACCCTATCGTATGTTGTAAATTGAGTAATTTTTACAGTATCGTTCTCCACATACCATGAAATAAAAGTCACGTGTTTTTTTATAACTTTCGATACCGAATCTATGATTTGTATGCTTTCGTCTTTTTTTTGTGAAAAAGAATTGAATGAGATTAGAGATAAAATGATTATCAATATATTTTTCATCATGTGGGTTTTGTGACAAAGATAAAGAAATTATCTATTGTATCAAAATATTTTCTTACTATATTTATTTTTAGATTTTAGTTTATCAGTCCCCAGTCTTAACCACTGTTGAGTATTCACGGATACGATGGTATTGGTAACATAGTCAATCAACTATTGTAAAATTAAAAAAAATGAATTACGCAACAAGTGTGAGTAATCCGACCGCTCACGTAACAAAAAGAAAGTCGAGACTTAAAGTATATGGTGGTGTAAACCTATACATGAATGAAGGGGAAACATTCGAAATTGAACTCTACAACCCCAAAACAAATTCCATCTTAGCAAAGATCAAATTAAACGGAAAGTACATCTCCTCTACAGGTATCGTCATAAGACCTGGTCAGAGACTGTTTTTAGAACGTTTTTTAGACACTAATAACAAGTTTGTATTCACTACCTACGAAGTGGAAGATAATCGTCCTAATAGGGATGTAATTGCATTTAACGGTAATGTAGAGATTGAGTTCTACGATGAATCAACAAAACCAATTTATCCTCACTTAGTTGGTGGTAGTTGGGGATCTAGTTGGACAACGATAAACACGGGGTCTCCTTGGTTAGGTGGAAATATAACATACACAACTAATAGTATGGGAGTTCCCACCAGTAATGTGAGTTCTTTCTACTCTAATACAACACCCGAAGGTCCAAATGTCAGGAGTAAATTTGATACATCAAGAACCCCTCTGAGAGGTTCAAAAAAATCAATTGAGACCGGAAGAATAGAAAAAGGTGAATCTTCGGATCAAACTTTCACAACCGTAAATGAGGAATTCTCTTCTTTTGTTTCACATAAAGTGACTTATAAAATTTTACCTACAGGAACAAAAAACACTGAAGTGAAGGATATTGTGAATTATTGTTCTGAGTGTGGAAAAAAACAGAAGAAAGAATATAAATTCTGTCCTTCATGTGGTAACAAACTATAAATTTAAAAGGGTCCCGTGAGACCCTTTTTTTTTATACTTTATGATCGATTATTCTGAGTGATCTTGAAATTGCTTCAGATTCTTTAATATCATATAGACCATTCCTGAAAGCGTGTTGTAATGCTTCGGTCACTATCATTATAGCCTGTTCTTTTTTTAGGTTATCTAAGAATTTACCTAAAGATTCATTATCGGTATATTGAATCGTGTCAAATAAGAAATACGACTGAGTTGATCCTGTCATAATGTGTTTTTTTAATATTTATAATATAGAATTATGATTGTAAAAATAAATGAGACAACTAGAACCAAGGGTTCTGGAAGATATGAGATACCAATAGTAATGGGTCCCGAAGATTGGAAGAAAAGCAGTCTTCAACCCTTTACCAACGCAGTTTCTAATTATGTGAGCCCTGAAAACTCTCACGATTCGTACGATGGTGATATGGACCGAGACCAAAAACAAATTACAAAAGACGAAAAGTTTTATAAGAAGGTAAAAAAGATGTTGAGTCAAGCTTCGAATAGGAAAGATGATAAGGGTAACGATATTCATGGTTATCATCCTGAGACAGTAAAAAAATACAAAAAAAAGTTTAACATGAAAGAAGAAAAAGACATTGAAAAGATCCTTAAGGAGGACTTAGCCGTTTGGTTTGGAACTAAGAAAAAATCTAAAGGGAGTAAACAACCACAGGGGCCATGGGTTAACATTTGTCGTAAAGATAAAAATGGTAAACATCCACCATGTGGTAGACCTGAAGCCGAGGATAAGTCATACCCTAAATGTAGAGCCATGGGCGTTGCGAGAAGAATGTCTGACTCTCAAAAAAAATCTGCTTGTTCTCAGAAAAGGAGAGCAGAAAAAAAGGACACACAAACAGGTAGAGGTCAAAAACCTGTGATGACATCTTATAAACCGAGAAAAGAAAGTTTGGAGAGTATTATAAAGAAAGTCCTTAAAGAATCAATCAAGTCTACCTAAGATAGTCTTAAGAGAATGTTGAATATTTTTTCTTATTTCTATTTCTAATTCTTGTCGTCTATTTTCTAAGACCTGATCGAATTGTTGTGTGAGTCGGTCAAATTCCGTTGTATTTTGTAGATAAACACTGTAACTATAAACGTGATTAATAACATGGATGGTATAACTTTCCATCACAACATACATGTTTTTTTCCTCGTTTTTGATAATCCTCTTTCTTGAAATTGGGGAAAAACTAAGTTCGGATCCTGTGTTTGATATGAGTTTTTCACAAATTGCCGATGCCGAAATCTCTTCGTCTGAGGAGATTGGTTTGGGGTCGAATTTTTCTTTTAGGGTTAAAAACAACTTGTATAGTAGGTTGGGTATAATACCCACAACTTTTTCAGGTTTCATCTTGTAAATATAATTCAAAGAATTGAATTAACAATAGGTACCTGAGCAACGCTTGTTACCATCCAATCCTGCAATTCTTCCTTTGCAAACAGAAACCGCATAACCGTTAGCGTATGCTGAAGGATAAACTTTGAATTTTGCCTTAGCGGCTGCTTTACCTCTTGCACACAACTTGGTCCCCGATTTCTTTCTTCCTTCTTGAATATCTTCATACTCAACATAGGATTCCTGCTTCTTCATCTCATTCATGAAAAAATCAAAAACCTGATCCATATTGTTTTTTGCTTCACTGATATGATCATCTGCCCAATCGTGACCATTTTGAATAATTTGATCGATCATTTTATGATCCATACTTAATAGCATATCGGCTTGTCTTTTGATCTGTTCAAGATTAGAAAAAGTCATATAGTTTTCTAATTCTTGTTCTCTAAGTACCTTTTTTACTAAATCACCTAATTGTGATTCTGTTAGTTTTACAATTTTTTGTGCCATTATTTCTTATTTACGATTTGGAATTTAAGTTGTTTTTTATAAGTATCTTTCTCACCACTAGTATTTACTCTGATATCAACAAAATACTCGTTAGGGATTTTATCTCTCATGTCGAATATGAAATAAAACTCATTTGGAGTTCTGTTAATTTTTGTCCAATTTTGAACTTGAACTTCAGTCTGACCTTCCATAACATAAACACGATAATACGCTTCGACATTTTGTAAAACGGTGTTTGATGTGTATGCTTTTTTAACCACAACACCAACTTTTCTGATGTCAGTATTGAGTATCTTTTCATCTTGGTTGATACCATAGAAACTGAAACCGAATTTAGAAGGATCCTGAGATTGTGATCCAATAATAACATTAGCTTGTAAAGGCTGTAATACAAATTGGTTTTTTACTGCGGGTAAACTTTCGCCATTCAAAATCAAGTCTGACCAATTATCATAGAAAATACAAGGTACTGGATAGGATCCAAAATCATTGGGTACTGACACTTCATATACCCCTCTTGTTTTCAAACAAGTTGTTAAGTTTTCTAAACCTGGAACTACAACACCGTTACCATCTAAAATGTCTACTGTTGGTAGGTCATCTAAGTTAGCGAAGTCACCGTTTTGATAAACATATAGGTATAATTTATTGATTCTTCCTTTAGTGAAAGTGTTTCTGTCATCATCAATCAGATCATCATAATTTGTGAGAAGATAGGGTTGATAGAATGTTTGTGTGTGTCTCGAAAAGAAAGCAACACTATAGTTTTCAGTTAACCCTGTAATATTTTCGATTTGAGGTAGATATGCAATCCCCCATCCTGTTACACCTGTTAGGGTTCCTTGAAGTATTGAATTTATTTCGGTGGTCATATCAAAATTGATATCTTCATTACCGAATTCAAAGTGTTGAACGTCTACAATAGTAAGTGCAGAATAGTTGCATCCTGTTAGTCCTGTCAGAGAGTTAGTGTTACTGTATATTCCATATTCAGACCAATTCTTGATGGTACTTCTTTGATACCAGTTTGATGGTCTATCCGAGAAGGCTTTGTCTGTGAAAATAACATCAGGCGAAAATTGACCTGTTGCAGAGTTCCTTGTGGAATCAAAAGGGAAATAGTCATACCCCACACCTTCATCCCAAGTTTGAGGGTCCCCCGTTGTACCTGAAACTTTCGGGATTCTGAATAAAACTAAATCAAATGAAGTTGCTCTTCTTGCGCCGTCAGACATGTAGCCGTTAAGTAACTCCTCATCAAAAGATGAAGTGTTGGTCATAGTTAGGGTATGGGTGATTCCTGAGAACGAAGTACATCCTGTTGATATTTCACCTGTTGCAACCTTGTCAATAAGGGGTTGTAGGTCTAAATTAAAAATGAATCTTGAAAATCCTGCAGGAGGAATAATTTGTTGATCCGATCCGAAATTCAATTGCATCACAGGGTTTCTACCTGTATTTACAGTGTTATTAGATACAATTGTATTGTTCTTATTGAAATATGATCTGAAAATTGACATTAATCTTTTTCAATAAATATCAATTGATTCGGATATTACTATTAAGGATTTTTTGTGTTCCTTGTTGGATTTCTTGAAGAATGTC